CCAGCATGGCAACGCAAAGAAGGTAAAAACCCAAATGGCGGTTTAAATGCTAAGGGGCGAGCTTCTGCTAAAAAAGAAGGACATAACTTGAAACCCCCACAACCTGAAGGCGGTTCAAGAAAAGATTCGTTCTGTGCCAGAATGGAAGGCATGAAAAAGAAGTTAACTGGCGAAAAGAAAAAGAACGATCCAGATAGCAGAATTAACAAATCTCTTAAAGCTTGGAAGTGCTAATATGGGACGTTTAAATAAATCAGCTCCAGAAGGTATGGAACCTTTTAAATCTTCTGGCAAGACAAATGCTAAAGATATTGTTCCTAACCCTAAAGAAGATCTTAGTGGTATTAAAGATGATATAGAACGCATTAAAAAAGGATTAAATTCCGACGCTCAAAATAGCTGGAATAGACAGCAACAGCAAGAAGCTGGTGGGCGTTCTGTATTAAGATCAGCTAATAGAGCTGGTGCAGCTGGACTTGCTTATGACGCTGGAAATGAAATTGGTAATGCTATTGAACGCGCTACAAAAGATAGGCCTGAAGGCTCTATTGGAAAAGTAACATACGAAACTTTAAGAAATGCACATCCCGGCGTAAGTGCTTTAATTGATAAAGCAACAGCCCCCAGCGAAAAAGTAGAACTTTCTAAAGAATCTAAAGACCGCATTGCACGGGGTGATTTAGAAAGCAAGTCAATATCTGGGTCTATGCCAGGTTTAAAGTCTAAAACCGCATCTGAATCTAATTCTGGCCCAAGAGATGACATAGGTAAGCCAAAAGAACCCAGTAGCGAAAATATGCGTAGAGGTGGTAAAGTTCGCTCACATGCTTCTAAACGCGCTGATGGTATTGCATCGAGAGGACATACAAGGGGTAAATATTTATGAATGGACATGATGTAAAAGAAATGGCTGATGGAGCTGCTGTTACAACTACGTTCCTTGGAATGATGGGTTGGATGGAGCCTACCGTGTTTTTTATAACAAGTGTTTTATCATTGGTGTATTTAATAATTCGTATTTGGGAAACTGATACAGTTCAGAAGTTGGTAAAGAAAGATGCCAAGTAAGTCCAAAGCTCAACATAATTTAATGGCGGCGGTGGCGCACAACCCAGCGTTTGCTAAAAAGGTAGGTATCCCACAATCTGTTGGGAAAGATTTCAGCGATGCTGATAAAAGTAAGAAGTTCTCAAAAGGTGGTGATATGCCCAAGTCAAAAATTAACCCAAAAATGGTAGCTGCAATGATCGCAGCTAAACGTCGTCCTGCAGCTGCTCCAGAAATGGGCGCTCCTGCTCCTGCAATGGCTGAAGCTCCTATGCCACCTCAAGCTGGTATGGGCGGTATGGCCCCAACTCCTGGTATGAAAAAAGGTGGATCTATGAAAAAAATGGCTAAAGGTGGTGAAACTATGGGTCCTAAAACTATGTCAGAAGACGTAGAAAAAGGATCAAACAAACATGGTAAATTCGGTGAGTCCAAACTTCAAAAACGTGGACATACTCGTGACCTCGAAGAAAAAATGGCAGGTAGCGACACCGGAATGAAACGTGGCGGCAAAACTGTTAAGAAGATGGCTTCTGGCGGAACAGCTTCAGCTCGTGCAGATGGTATTGCTCAAAAAGGCAAAACCCGTGGTAAATTTTGTTAAGGAGTAATTATGGAACGCGAAGTACCAATGATGAAGGAAGCAACTCCAGCTCATACACATAACGTGCATATGATGGAAAAAATGGAAGACGGTGGTCATGTTCACCATCACAAAGTATACGGCGAACATGCTGCTGGTCACATGAAACACCACGAGCACGTCAAAGCTATGTGCGGTGGTGGAATGGCTAAAAAGAAATGATGGCCAGCCGTGGGATGGGTGCAGTAAATCCGTCCAAAATGCCTGATAAAAAGAAGATTGTTCGAAAGGACAATCCAAATGATGTTGAGGTATACAAAAGCGGCGGACCTATCGGACTTTATGCCAATATCCATGCAAAGCAAGACCGGATTAAGCATGGTTCAAAAGAAAAAATGAGAAAGCCAGGGGCAAAAGGCGCCCCTACTAAACAAGATTTTATTAAATCAGCCAAAACAAGGAAGAAAAAATGAGTTTACTCAAACACATCGAAGCAAACGTTGAGCATTTATATGCTTTGATTAAGCATGTAGCCGCTTCTCAAGAGGCTGCTCACGGCGCAATAACTCAAGAAACTCAAGCCTTATTGGCTAAGTTGGAAGAGCACCTTGATATTGCACAACCTGCTGCTCCAGTAATTGAAGGCCCAGTAGTGGCTCCAGTTGCGACAGTAGAAGCCCCAGTAATTGTGGCTGCTCCAGTTGTAGCCCCAGTAGTTGAAGCTCCACAGACTGTTGCTCAAGAACAATCAGCATCTAATAAAGCCAATTAATAATGGCACAAACATCTGGAACCACAGCGTTTAATTTAGATCTCACCGAGTTAGTCGAGGAGTCGTATGAGCGTTGCGGTCTTCAGATGCGGTCTGGATACGACTTACGCACGGCGCGTAGGTCAATAAATCTTATGACCATTGAGTGGTCAAACCGCGGTATTAATCTTTGGACTGTTGAAGAATGCGTAATCCCCCTAGTTACGGGGCAAGCCTTTTACAATGTTCCAGTTGATACTATTGATATTCTTGATCTTGTAACCCGTACAAGTAATACTAGCCCCTCTAATCAATCTGACATTAATTTAAGCCGTATTAGTGAAAGTACCTATTCCACTATACCTAATAAATTAACGACTGGGCGCCCAATCCAAGTTTGGTATAACCGCCAAACTGGCAATTCAGACACAACAACTATAACTCTTGCAAGTACTTGCCTTGCAACAGACACGACTTTAACATTAAGCACTACCCAGAACTTACGGTCTTCTGGGTATATTCAGCTAGATAATGAAATTATTGGGTACGCTAATATTAGCGGTAACCAAATTGTTAACTGTTACCGTGGTCAAAACGGAACAACCGCTGCAGCGCATACTGCAGGTGCAGTTGTAACAATACAATATCTTCCTAACCTGACCGTTTGGCCCACGCCAGATTCAGGTGGTGGCCCATACACACTTGTATATTGGCGCATGAGGCGTATTCAAGATGCAGGCGGTGGAGTAAATATCCAGGATATACCGTTTAGGTTTATTAACTGTTTTGTGGCTGGGCTTGCTTATTTTATAAGCGTTAAAAAGCCTGAAGTTGACCCAAATCGGGTAATGATGCTTAAACAAGATTACGAGGATCAGTTTAATTTAGCGGCTACTGAAGACAGAGAAACTGCCCCGATTCGTTGGGTTCCTAGGAACATCTTCTATTCGAGGTAGCCATGCCAAGTAAGTATTCTTCTGGCAAGTTTGCGATTGCTGAATGTGACAGATGCGGTCAACGATACAAACTTGTAGAGCTTAAAAAAGAGACAATAAAAACCAAACCTTATTCGATTAAAGTTTGCAGAGAATGTTGGGACCCAGATCATCCACAACTACAATTGGGTATGTATCCAGTTAACGATCCGCAAGCGGTTCGTGAGCCAAGACCTGATATAAGTTATTATGGTTCCGGTAACAGTGGTTTGCAAACCCAAAATGGCGTGCTAAACACATTGAATGAAGTTGGGTATCCAGAGACTGGAAGTCGAGTTATTCAGTGGGGCTGGCGTCCAGTAGGTGGGGCTAGTGGGTTTGATAGAAAGTTAACGCCAAACTATTTGGTTGCAAATGGCACGGTAAATTCTGTAACGATAACGTAGGAGTAGAAAATGGCTAAAAAACATGAAGACGAAGCAGAAGACAAAAAGCTTATTAAGTCAATGCTTCAAAAAGAAGAAAAGAAACTTGGCGTAAAGAAAATGGCTAAGGGCGGTGTAACAGGCAAAGCTATGAAAGCTATGGGCCGTAATCTAGCACGTGCACGCAACCAAAAACCTGGGAGCAAATAATGGCTACTAAAAAGTTTAATGGCCCAGCATCTGAGTATGCGCCGCCACACAAAATGGATGGTTCTGCTTTAGAGCAAAAAGACATTGGTTTCTCTGTTGAAATGCCAACCCGTAAAAATTGGACTCCACTAAACGGTGGTGTTTCTATTGGTCACAACGATATGGTTGAGACAACAGGAATTGAAACTCGTGGAAATGGCGCTGCTACTAAAGGCAGAATTGCTAGGGGGCCAATGGCGTGAACTACGAGACGTTATACAACACGATCCAAGCGTATGCTGAGAATACGGAGTCTTTGTTTCTTTCAAATATTCCTATATTCGTTCAGCAGTGTGAGGAGCGTGTGTATAACACGATTAATTTTGCCTCACTCCGTAAGAACGTAACAGGTACTTTAACCGGCGGGAATCAGTATTTATCTTTGCCATTAGATTGGCTATCTACTTATTCAATAGCTGTTTATACGTCTGACTATACGACTGTACCTTTTACTTATCTGCTTAATAAAGACGTTAACTTTATTAGAGAAGCTTATCCTAGCCCAAATGCTACTGGTGTTCCTAAGTATTATGCGATATTTGGCCCTCAGTACGGCAATGCTAATGAGTTATCTTGTATTCTTGGTCCTACCCCAGATTCTACAAATACTTATAACGTAGAACTGCACTATTTCTTTTATCCGCCCTCAATCGTTCAAGGCATTATTACTGGCCTTGGATCGGTAACTGCTGGATCTACATATACTCCTGGTCTTTATCAGAATGTACCGTTGTCTGGCGGATCTGGAAATGGCGCTTATGGAGATATTTTGATCGGTTCTGGCGGAACGGTTTCTTCAGTTACTCTGCAAAATGGTGGTAACTTCTACCAGGTAGGAGATACATTGAGCGTATTGTCTACCTATGTTGGCGGCTCTGGTTCTGGCTTTTCCGTTCCAGTTGCAACGATTAACAACTCAACTGGCACAAGCTGGTTGGGGGATAACTTTGATCCCGTGCTTTTATATGGATCTATGCGCGAAGCAATGCTATTCATGAAGGGTGAGCAGGATATGGTTAAGTACTACGAAGATAAGTACTCTGAAGCACTTCAACTTGCTAAACGCCTTGGTGATGGACTTGAGAGAGGCGATGCGTACAGGGATGGTCAAACAAAGCTCAATACAAATATTAAAGGTAATGCTGCTATATGATCGTCCAAACCCAAACTACCCAGTTTAAATCAGACTGCTTAAACGGTCTGGTTAACTTTACAACAAGCTCTCCTTATACATATAAGGTTGCTTTGTATACTGGGTTAGCTACTCTTGGCAATACAACTTCAACCTATTCTGGAACTTCCAATGAGGTTGTGGCTACTGGTTATACAGCCGGTGGAAATACAATCACAATCTCCCAAAACCCAAGCGTAGATTTAGCGAATAACGTAGCATTTCCTTACTTTAATAATGTGACCTGGACGGGCGCAACTATTACAGCTAGGGGCGCTTTAATCTACAATGCGACTACAGGAAACTCGGTAGCAGTTTTAAATTTTGGCAGTGATATTACTATGAGTAACTTCACAATAACTTGGCCCGCAGCAACTTCATCTACTGCTGTTATAACAATTTCTTAGGAGTCACAATGGCTAACGAAGTACAAGGATGTGGAGATTACGCAGTAGCTACGCTCCATACAAATGCAAAAGCAGAAAACCCAATTGGCTTAGAAGGCTTTTGGACTATGACTTGCCGTGACGCAAGCGGTAATGTGAAGTGGGAAGAAGGGTTTGAGAACCAGGTTGTACAGGTTGGCAAGATTCTAATGATGAACACCACTTTGTATACTGCTTCAGGTTATACGCTTGTTGGGCCTTATCTTGGTCTTATTGCTACAAGTACAGGGTATTCACCTACAGACACAATGTCTTCTCATTCAGATTGGACAGAGTTTACGAACTATACCGTTGGTGGTTCTGCCGTTCGCGGCACAGCAGTGTTTGCTACTGCTACAGGCAATAACGTAACGACTTCAGGCTCTAACATTGTGACGAGTTCTGCAACGGCTATTACTTACACAATCACAGGTTCTGGCGGTACGATTACAGGATGTTTCTTGGTTACAGGTACAGGCGCAAGCTCCACAC